TTAAAACGAGAGGCTTGCCGGCTGAATGGCCGTGAAATCCTCCTGCCCGGCAAAGAGGAAGGAGAAATCACTCTCGCATACTCGCTTGACCGCAGGATGTTGGATCATCCGCTCGGCAAAGATGACGTAATACTCCTCCATCAGATCCTGGGTTTCACCTAGCAGCATCACCTCCTCCCCCTCCAGGATCTCTTCCCGATAGATGGTCGGAGCCATGAAGATGCCCTGGTTGAAGAAGCCGAACGCCTTCATCAGCGCCGCATCATCGAATTCTCCCAGAATACTGGGGGAAATCCCCTGCTGCTCGAACCACTGGGTCAGTTGACGACCCATGGCGGTACGGCGGCCCGGGATGAGCAGCTTGCGCTCTTCCAGGCAAGCAGGGAAAGGCTGGGAGGGCAGAGGCGCCTTGCAGAAGAAACTGACGCCGCATCCCCCCAGGCGCTTGGACAGCAACCCGGCATGCTGGCTGGAGTCCACCGGGCAGTCAGAGAGGATCATGTCGAGCTTGTGCTCGCTCAACTGCTCCAGGAGCAGTTCATGGGTCGACTCGAAGCAGCGCAGGTGAATGGAACCGTCATTGGGGATCACGGAGAGCAGTACCCGGCTGGCGAGACGCTTGGAGAGTGCATCGGCGATGCCCACGTCGAACAGGATCTGGCTCTCCTTGCGGTAGTTGACGATATCCAGCATCTCGTAGGAGAGGCTGAACATCTTGTCCGCATAGCGAAATACCAGTTGGCCAAGCTCGGTGGCCTCAAGGGAGCGCCCCTTTCTGATCAGCAACTTGCCGCCAAGACGCTGCTCAAGCAGTTTGATCTGACCGGTCACGGTCTGTGGGGTCAAAAAGAGGGCTTCCGCCGCCTGCGTGACGGAGCCCTTCTTCTGAGTCATCCAAAAATAGTAGAGATGGTTGTAGTTAAGGTGTGACAAGCTATTTTCACTCCATCCTTAAAATGCCATGACGCCATCAAAATTCGTCGCCACTTTATCGCCACCACTCACAAGAAAAACTGTAATACATTGATTTAATTAAAGTAATTAAACGCGTTACAGTAGAGATGATTGTAATTAAGATGTGACATGGTGCTGCAATCCCATGATAATCAACAAATCGTAAGGGTTATAAGGTGGCACTAGAGGCCATAATCAGAAGCTTTGCCGCCATCTTGTCGCCACTGCTCCAGCGGGTTTAACCTGGCGGCTTCCTCCAGGTGATCCGGGGCTAAGTGGGCATAGCGCATCGTGTCGCGGATGTTCGCATGACCCAGGATTTTCTGAAGAACCAGAATGTTGCCGCCGTTCATCATGAAGTGGCTTGCAAAAGTATGCCGCAACACATGGGTGAGCTGCCCCTCCGGTAACTCGATCCCGGTCGTCTTCAACGCCCGCCCAAAATCCAGATAACAGGGAGTAAACAAGCTCCCACCTTTCACTCCAGCCATCAGCTCGTCGTAAAGCACTGGGCTGATCGGCACTGTCCGGTTTTTATTACCCTTGGTGTTGGTATAGGTGATCCGGTACGGGGTCACCTGCGAGGTGGTCAGCGCCTCCGCCTCTCGCCAACGTGCGCCAGTCGCCAAGCAGATCTTGATGATGAGAGCCAAGTCTGGGTTGGGGTACTGCTGGGCAGCATGGAGGAGTTCAGCAATCTGCCCCGGCAGTAAGAAGGTCATCTCAGAGTCGGGCGTCTTGATGCTTGTCGTCATTTGCAACGGGTGGGCATGTTGCCACTCCCCCAACCGGATTAGCTCACCAAACACGGCTTTGAGAAATGCCAGCTCCTGATTGACCGTTCGGGCGGTGATCGCCTTTTTGGCTCCCACATTCCAGCCGTTATCTATCTCGCCAGCCATTCGCTTGGCCCGATAGTGCGCCCACATCGAGGGAGTAATGTCGATCGCCTTGGGGTTGCCCATGCCATTACAGATGATCTGCAGCTTGGCCAAGCGAACCTCACTGCGTTTTAGGGTCTGGCCGTGCAACTTATACCAGAGAACGATTAGCTCCTGCAGGGTACGATGCTCCTTCGCATCCTTCCCTAGCCAGGGCTTGGCCTGATGCTCATCCAGAATGAATCGTTCCCACGCCAACGCCTCGCCCTTGGTGACAAAGCGCTTGCGCTTGCGGGGGCCGGTGCGCCCCTGAGGGTAGATTTCAGCCAACCAAGGATTGGTTGAACCGTCAGTGAGCTTGCGGACGGTCATCAGTACAAGCGGGTTTTACCGAGCAAGTAGGTGTCACTCTCGGCGCCGGTGAGTTTCCCCATTTCTGTACAAGTCGAGGCTACCTCTTCAACCACATAGCCCTGCTTGCCAAATTGGTTGAGCAAAGCCACCTCGGCAACGCCTTTCAGATCATCTGCTTTCCCTTCCCACACGACTGGGCAGAGCCCCATTTTCACGACTGACTTGAAAATGCCATCAGTAACCTTGGCTTGTGGCAGTACGATGTGCAGCACATCACCATTACGCTCAATTTGTGTTGGGGACCAGAGCTTCAAGGCAGAGTCCAGTGCAGTGCCTGCATGACTAAAGAACGATACGAACAGCAGGCTCATCAGATACTTCTTCATGATTGCTCCTTATGTTTTAAAACTTCTTTCCAGCCCAGACCACCCGGCCAACTACATGCAGGTCCGCCCGTTGCTCTTTGGTGAAATCCCATGACTGATAGGTAGGGTTATCGCTGACCACCTTCACGTCACCCAGGGGGGAGAACTGCAGGCGCTTCACGAACAACCCGCCTTCCATCCGAATCACATGCAGCCCATCCCTCGGCGCCTCGCCGTTGGCCAAGTGCAGCAAGATGATGTCGTTATCAGAGATGGTGGGCTCCATGCTGTCGCCCTTCGCCCGGATCACTGCCAACCGTTCCGGCTTTAACCCTTCCTTTCTCAGCCACTCGGTACGGAACGCCATCGGCTCAGACTTCTGCTCGTCGCTGACAAACTGGCCATGGCCGGCCGATGCAAACACCTGGTAACTGTCGATAAAGGTGAAATCGTCATTGGCCCCCATCAATGGGCTTGGGGCCACTTCAACTTTCGGGGTATGAGCCAGGTAGTCTGCCGCCGCTTCTTTGGCTTCTTTGGCTGATTCGCCGGATGAGGGGATAGCCGTCGCGCCAGCCAAAATTCGCTCCCAGTCATCACCGCAGGCCAACCATCGGAGATCCACTCCAGAAGCCACTGCCATGGCGATAAATCGCTCTACGTTGGGTAAAGCCTCCAGCCGCTCGTACTTCAAAATCGAAGTGTCAGACATCCCTGACCTGATTGCGAATGAGCGTCGGGACTCACTGCCACGAATCTGGACGAGCCTTTCTGCAAACGCCTTTGCATCAAATGAATGCTGGTTAAGCTCTTCCATTCGTTACCACCTCTTTGGGTAATGATGGGAAATAACCCATATTCATTGTTGACATACGATAGCGCTCCGTTCATAGTCCACCTACAAATGTTGGCATCAGTCGAAGATCTCCAACTATTGTTAGCAAGGACAAGGGCTAATTAGGGCCAATAATCATCAATAGTAAGCGATGAGGCGTCATCATGACACAAATGCAACCAGCATTCACCTTTCCGGTCTGCTCCAAGGAGAAGTTCGCCGAGATGACCGGTTTCACTGAGGACTACGTCCAATCCATGATCGAGGCGGGGCGCCTTCCTATCCTGCCGAAAACCGGTCTGCGGCAAAAAGTGGTCATCAACCTCGAAGCGCTTCGGATGGAATGCCATCAAGCAGCACTTGTCTCTCGTTGAGTCTCTGTCATTCAAGGAAAGGCAACCATGTTTGAACAAACTGCATCCAAACAGCATAGCTATGAGGCTGCGTGCGCACTTTTCGCAGCAAGATACAACCTAGCCGAGGTGGCCAGGTCAGCAGAGATTGGGGAGCAGATGCTGCGCAACAAGCTGAACCCTGACCAGCCGCATCAGCTGACGGCAAGGGATCTGGTTGCCCTCTACCACGCCACCGGCGACGACACCCTGTTTGATGGCCTGCTGTTTGACTGCGGCCTGACCGCTGTTCGTCTGCCGGATGCAGCCCAGGTTGCCCCAGAGGCCCGAGCCCAACAGGCGCTCAATGCGGGGGCCCAGATCCTGGGCGTCACGGCCCAGGCCACCACCCTTCTCGCCGGTGACCGCGTCACCAAGTCACACCGAAACACCGTCGTCACCGGCATCTGGGCAGGCATCGAGCACCTTGTGCTGCTGGCTACCGAGGTCGAGGACCGCTTTCACGCCATCCCCAGCCTTGCGTGCGCTGCTGATATGGCCCGCGCCGCCATCGGCGCATAGGAGACCAGACCATGAGATTGATTTGCCCCCACTGCGGTTACCACGCGAATACCCGCACCTCCACCAAAATGAGCCCGCTGACAGGCCATGCCTATTACGCCTGCAGCAATGTCGACTGCGGCCACACCTTCAAGGCGGCGTTTGAAATCGTCGGCACCATCAGCCCATCCGCCATGCCCAATCCGGCCATCGTGCTGCCGTTCTGCAAGGGCGTGGGCAAAAACCACAAAACCATGTCGAAGAGCGTCCCGCTCAAGGAGTCAGCATGAAACTGCGCGCTGAGCAGCCGGGGCTGATCCCGCTGCCGTTTTTGCTGTTCAACCGCGCCACCATCGTCACCAGCGGTGACGAGCCGGTGATGCGCAACACCACCCGTTTCGACGGCAGTTATCTGGAAGACAGCCAGGGCCGCCGTGGCGCGCTGCGCTTCCAGCCGTGCCATCAACCTCGCCCGCACTGGCTGACCAAGCTGCTGCAGGCATAACCGGAGGGCCGCCCCATGAACACCGCACAGATTTTCGAGCTCGTTCAACAGCCCAGCGCCGCAGAGGTGGCTCTGGCAGAGATGCGCGCCCAGTTCGGCCGCAATGGGGCGGCCAGCCGCTGGTCACGCCTGCCGACCCGGGCCCGCGCCGTCATCTGCTACGCCGCCGGGCTATCAACCACCTATGGCACCCGCGAGCTGGACCAGTTCGACTTTGACCAACAAGAGGCGATCCGCCTCGCCCTGGGTGCGCTGCTGGCAACCCTGCATGAGTTTGATGGCGGCGTGCTGCACCGCCGCGAGTGGCACCGCACCACCCGCCGAATTGAGGGGCCGACCCGCAGCGAGCGGGAACAGGCAGAACACGAGAACAAGCGCCGGGCCGAGCTCAACGAGCAGGCCAGCGTATTGGAAAACCGCAGAGCGGTTTTGCAGAAGGTGGCCGGAAGCGGCCAATAAAAAACCCCGCTATCGGTGTTGGCGCACCAGCGGGGTTTCCATCAGCAACTGAGGTAACTGATATGCGCAATGTAGCGATTTCGAACGCACTACGCAATGTGAAGGAGTGCCATTGGCATCTGGCCAGACTGGCACGGCGCCGCAATATGACTCGCTCCGACGACATCGCGGCACAGCACCACGCCGCCAATGCACATGCCTGGCGCTCGCTCTGGCTGAATCTGAACACCAAAGGGGGCCGACATGCATGATGACCTGTTCGAACTGGAGCCGCCGGTCGACGAGCTGGGTGGCGCCGAATCTGGCCCCGCCCATATGCAGCCGCCGGCACCCGTCAGCCCACTGACCAAGCACTGGGAAGCCGCGCAGGAGGAGTTCAACACCTCGGGCAGTGATGCCCGCCGAAACCGCAACATCGCCCGGGAGCTGCTGGCCCTGGGCGCCATCCGCGCCGTGTATTGGCTGGCGTTGGGTGGCGGTGAAGTCGCGCTGGCCACAGAGATCGCCGAGTGGTGGGCCGAGTGCGAGCCACTCCACGGATTGGGGGAGACCATCAAATGATCCACGACTTCTGGCTCGATGCCATGTTGAGCGACGCCGCGCGCCGCCGGGAATACCAACTCGAGTTACTGGATGCCCGTCGCCGTCCCTGCCGCCCCCACCGTTATATCAAAACCCTGCTGGGCATGGTGCGCGCGGCCCGCCGCTGCGAGCACCAATCTGCCGCCCGTCTGCGCCAGTCATACAACGGAGGCGCCATCTAATGACCCACCAAAAACCAGCCGGGCTTGCCCCGGCTTTGGGCGTCGTGCGCCCTGCAAACAGCCATATCGTGACGCTTGAACCCTGCACCAAGTGCCGCCAGATGGCGGTTTGCCTGCCGGTAGCTGGCCGACACGGTCGCCGCTCTTACCCCTACTGCGTCGAAACCTGCTGGCCACTGGCCCGCGCCGCCAGTGAAACCGTGGTGAAGACCGTCCCGGCCAACGCCCGCCCCTCGATGCGCTGCAGTTGCTGCGGCGAGTTCGGCCATGTGCGCCCGGTCATCCTGGTCGGCAACCGGCTCACCAGCCTGTTTTTCTGCGAGGCCACCTGCTGGTCTGATCGGCTCGCCACCCTGGACATGGTGCCGACCTGCTCCACCTGCGGCCGCTACCTGCAACCCAACGAATACACAGCTGGCAAATGCGGGGTGTGCAAATGAGAGAACAGAATTTCAGCCTCTTCAATGAAATCGTCGTGGACAACTTCGCCGGTGGCGGCGGGGCGTCTACCGGGATCGAGATGGCGCTGGGCCGCAGCCCGGAGATCGCTATCAACCACGACCCGGATGCGATCTCCATGCACACCGTCAACCACCCTGACACCGAGCACTATTGCGAATCGGTGTGGGATATCGTGCCGCGAGACGTCGTGGCTGGCCGCCCAGTCGGGCTCGTCTGGCTGTCACCTGATTGCAAGCATTTCTCCAAGGCCAAGGGCTCGACCCCGGTCAGCAAGAAGATCCGGGGCTTGGCGTGGGTCACTCTGCGCTGGGCCGCCACGGTACGCCCACGGGTGATCATGCTGGAGAACGTCGAGGAGTTTCAGACCTGGGGCCCGCTGCTGATCGACTCGGAGGGCAACGCTCGCCCTGACCCTGCAAAAAAGGGCCGCACCTTCAACAGCTTCATCAACGCTCTGCGCCGCCAGGGCTACAAGGTGGAGTGGCGGGAGCTACGTGCCTGCGACTACGGCACCCCCACCATCCGCAAGCGCCTGTTTCTGATTGCACGCCGGGATGGCGCCCCCATCGTGTGGCCCAAGCCGACCCATGGCGAACCCGCCAGTGCTGAGGTGAAGGCCGGGAAGCTGCTGCCGTGGCGGACCGCTGCTGACATCATCGATTGGTCGATCCCGTGCCCCAGCATCTTCCTCACCCAGGAAGAAGCCAAAGCCCAGGGGCTCAACGTTAAGCGACCACTGGCCGAGGCTACGATGCGCCGGATTGCCAAGGGGGTGGAGCGGTTCGTCATCGACGCCGCCGAGCCGTTCATCGTGAAGTGCAATCACACCAGCAACCGCACTGTCTACGATGCTTTCCGTGGTCAAGGGCTCCATGAGCCTCTACAGACAGTCACCGCTGCCCCAGGGTTTGCTCTGGTGCAACCACAACTTGCCCCCTTCATCACTGAGCATGCCAACGCCAGTCATCAGCGCAACATGCCTGCGGATGAGCCGCTGCGTACCATCTGCGCCGAGGTGAAGGGCGGTCACTTCGCCCTGGTGGCGCCGGTCATCGCTCGCCAGTTCGGCAACTCAGTCGGCCAGTCAGTGGAAGACCCCTTGGGGACTGTCATGGCCAAGGCCGACAAGAGCCAGCTGGTGACCGCCTTTCTGGCCAAGCATTACACCGGCGTCGTGGGCGCAGAGCTGACCAAGCCGCTGCCGACCGTGACCACCGTTGACCACAATGCACTGGTGACCAGCCACCTTATTAAGCTGCGCGGCACCTGCCAGCACGGCCAGCCGGTGACCGAGCCCATGCCCACCGTCACCGCTGGCGGGCTGCATATCGGCGAGGTGCGGGCCTTCCTGCTCAAATATTACGGCACCGACTCAACCATCCCCTGCTCTGAGCCCCTGCATACCGTGACCACTCGGGATCGGTTCGGTCTGGTCACCGTGCGCGGCGAGGATTATCAGATCGTCGATATCGGCATGCGGATGCTTGAACCTCATGAGCTGTTCGCGGCTCAGGGTTTCCCGGCTGACTACGTGATCGCCAACGATGCCAACGGCAAGAAGTTCACCAAAACAGCGCAGGTAGCCCGCTGCGGCAATGCCGTATGCCCGCCACTGGCTGCCGCCCTGGTGCGCGCCAACCTGCCAGAGATGTGCGCCGATGTGCAGGAGGTTGCAGCATGATGGAGCCCATCAACAACCTGCAGGGCATCCAGCTGCCCCAGCACTACCTGGTCGGCCACCATGCCATCAATATGGCTGGGGCTGCCGAGCAACTGGCACGCATCGAGTGGCATGTCGCCAAGCCGCTGGCCAAGACCTACCTGCACCGCTACCCCGCCAACCCGAAAACCGCCAATGTCTGGCTGCGCCGCATCGTTGACGTTTGCGCCGCTGCGCAAAGCCGGTTCCCGATCCCGGTGGTCGACCTGCGCAACGACATGCGCCGCGAACTGGTCGCCGCCGAGTGGGCGCGCCGCTGCCAACAACTGCTGAACAGCGGAGCCAACGAGCGCACCGCCACCGAGCTGCTGGCTGACCTTGGCTCTCAGGCGCAGGCTTGGCACTTCTGCCCCGCCTTGCCTGTTCACCCCCGCACCCACGCCGAGCGCCTGCTGGAAAGACCGCTGACCGACGCAGAGCGGGACAATCTGGCCCCTGCCGTGGATAAGTTCGAAGGGGCCGCCGCCAGCCTGCTGGTGCGCCTGCTCGACGAGTCATGGTGGCTGCGCAAGATCAACCGCGCCTGGGCCATCTACTGCGAGCTGATTGCCATCCTCACTGGCCAGGTGCGCAAGGGGGTCAGCCCCTACGCCAGTGCCCACGCCGTGCGCGAGTTCACCCAGCGTAAAGCAGCCCAGCAAGCCTGGATGGCGGGCATGAGCGCCGTCAACGAAGAGCTGGGGCAAGAGATTGACCTGGCTGACGCCATCATGGCGTCGGTCGCCAATCCGACGATCCGTCGTCATGAGCTGATGGTGCGCATGCGGGGCTTTGAAGACATGGCACAGGAGCAGGGCAAACTGGGCCTGTTCCTGACGCTGACCGCACCTTCCAGCTATCACGCCTGGCGCCAGGGCAGCAAAGACAAGGCGAAGACCTACCAGAACGAGAAGTTCAACGGCGCCTGCCCGACCGAGACCAACCGCCTGTTGTGCAAACAGTGGGCCCGCTTTCGTGCCGCGCTGGCCCGCGAGGGGATCATGGCCTTCGGCTTTCGGGTGGTGGAACCGCATCACGACGGTACCCCGCACTGGCACTGCCTGCTGTTTATCAACCCGGAACATCAGCACGTTTTTCTGACCTTGCTGGCCTTCCACTTCACCGCGGCAGAACGGGACGAGCTGAAAATGCCCAACGGTGCCGAGCTGAACGCTTTGGCAGAGTCGCGCATCCGTAACAAGTTGCCGCACATCAAGAGCCTACTCGACATCACTGACAAGCAGACCATCAAGGCCATCAACCCCAGGGTGAACTGGAAAGAGATAGACCCGACCAAGGGCAGCGCCACCGGCTATATCGCCAAATACATCGCCAAGAACATAGACGGCCATGCCGTGGGGATGGATTACGAGGCCGAGGCCCCCGTAGACCATACCACCATCGCCGTGGCCGCTTGGGCCAGCTGCTGGCGCATCCGCCAGTTTCAGCAGATAGGCGGTCCTGCCGTAAGTGTGTGGCGCGAGCTGCGCCGACTGGGTGACGAGGTGATCGAGTGGGATTGCATCCTCGAAGCCGCCCGAACCGCAGCCGACAACAACCGCTGGGGCGACTTTATCGACGCCATGGGCGGCATTGACCTTCCCCGCAAAGAACACCTGATCCGCCTCTCCAAGCGCCTCGATGAAGCCGCCAACAAGTATGGCGAGGATGTGCTGCGCCTGATGGGGGTGATCACTGACATCGGCATGACCACCGCCATCACCCGCACCGAGGGTTGGCAGATAGTGCGCAAGGGGGCTGCGGTGTCGGGTTTGGGCGAGCAGCGCGAGCATGCAGTGGGCGAGCGCAGCGAGTTGCCCTTGAGCAGCGGCAGCTGCGCCCCTTGGAGTTCTGTCAATAACTGTACGGAAGGATCCAAATCGGGGGTGAAAGGATCCGCTCTGGCTAAAGAGCTGGGCCGAATGGGTCTTGACGAGAGCAACGCCGCCCTGCTGCAGCACGGCAGCATCATCCACGCCGACGGCCAATATGTGCGCCTGGTCGGTGATCGGCTGATTGTGACCCGCACCTGGCCGGGTGCCGGCAATGCCGTGGCCGACCAGCTGACCGCCGAGGTCGAGGCAGAGCAGGCCAGCAACCGGGCCGCCAGCAGCGACCAGCTGAAACAGCAGGCCCGCGAGCTGATGCACTCCGGCGGCAACGTCACCGAATGGCTGGCCGCCCTGCCGCTGGCGCAGGCAGAAGAGGCGATCGCCATCTTCACCCGCCTGCTGGATGACGAAGAGGACCGGGCCAGTTACCAGCCCACCGAACAGGAGCAGGCCCGCGTCGCGAGCATGCAAGCCGACAACGACCGCCATCAGGCGGAGATTGCCAAGGCGCGGGCGCGCCTGGGCGTGGAATGAGGAAATTGCGATGAATGGAGCTTTGAAGTTGCAAGAACAGGCGGTGGCCACCGCAGTGGAGACGGTAGGTAAGCCGGTGCTGGACGCCTGCTGTGGTAGCCGGATGATGTGGTTCGATAAGCAGAACCAGGCCGCCATCTTTGCCGACATCCGCCACGAGACTTTGACTGTCACGGATAGAACGCACCGGGAGGACGGCACCCGCACCTTGCGCATCGAACCAGATTGCCTGATGGATTTTCGCAACATGCCGTTTGCTGATGGTGCATTCAAGCTGGTTGCCTTCGACCCGCCGCACCTTGAACGTGCTGGCCCCAAAAGCTGGCTGGCTGCCAAGTACGGCAAGCTGTCAGACGATTGGCGCTCAGACCTGTGCGCTGGCTTTGCCGAGTGCTTCCGGGTTCTGGAGCCAGAGGGCGTCCTGGTGTTCAAGTGGAACGAAACACAAGTCAAAGTCAGCGAGGTGCTGGCTTTGACTCCGCACAAACCACTATTCGGTCAGGTATCTGGGCGCTCCGGCATGACCCATTGGCTGGTGTTCATGAAACCAGGGTTGCAAGAAGTGGTAGGGGGTAGGGCATGACAGACCCACGCAAAAATCCGGTACCGGGTGATGTTATCACCCGCTTCGGTACCACCAGGGAAGTGGCCGCCATCAAGCGCAACGAGCGCGGAACGGTGACCCATGTGATATACGAACATCCCGGTCAGTCTCACCTCGACCCGGCGAAGGAGACAACCATCTCTAGTTGGCGGGCATGGGCCAAGGAAGATGCCAAGGTGATAAGGGAGGGAGCAGCATGCACCACGAACTGAAAATCCTGCCGCGCTACTTCCAGCCGGTACTGGACGGCGCCAAGCCGTTCGAGATCCGCGACAACTCTGACCGCGGCTTTCAAGAGGGTGACACCGTCACCCTCAACGAGTGGGACGGCGAACGCTACACAGGCCGCCGCGCCTCCCGACAGATCACCTTCGTCACCGACTACGCCAAGCAGCCGGGCTATGTGGTGTTCGGGATGAAGGAGCATGCGGTATGACTGACATCATCACCCGCGCCGACGTCGAGCGCCTGCAGCCGTATTGCCTGCGGCTCTGGCCCATCATCCAGCAGCACCCGCCGGGATCGGCGGGTCGTGCCGCCATCACCGGCACGCTCGACAGCCTGCCGGCCACTGACCGCCATATCTGCGATCTACTGCTCGACCGCATGGAACGGGTCATCCGGTTCGAGGATGACTGGTTCCCCTTCTACCAGGGCGAGGCCGACACCCTCACCCCACCGGTGAAGGCCAAGCGGGTGCTGCCTGTCGGCCCAGCTCCCAAGCAGGTATGGAAGGCCACCCGGGCGCGACAGGGGGCGTTTGCCAGAAGGAGGGGTGTATGAGCAAACCAAAGGAGGCGAGGGAGCGAAAGCAGGCCCAGCGTGCGAGACAGTCAGCCCTAGGCATCACTCGTGTTGAGGTTAGGATGTCAGAACGGGAGCGCCAACAACTCAACCACCTACGCATTGTTCGGGCTGGCAGCGGTCAGCCTTATTCTGCCGACGAGTACATCAGTACCCTGATCCGGCGGGACTGGGAACGGTGGGTGTCGCAGGCGGATAATCTGAAAATGCAGGTATGTAAGCATTGCAACCACCCTTTACCTGTCGGGTGCAATGGGGCGTTTAAAGGGGAAAGCGCATGCTGGAAGACTGCGGGAGATAAAACCCTTGCACTGTAGCCAACGGGTTTTAAGAAAGGCACCAATGTGACCGGTCTTAAAATCCTTGGTGGGCACCTCTTAAAACCAAAATCGTGACCGGACACGTTTCAACGATTACCATAACTGTCCAACGAAGAGAGGTGCCAAGTGAGTTTTAACCTATGTGACCTCCCCCGGGAGGAAAAGGCCCTGATCGAGGTCGACAAAGCGGCTGCCTATGCGGTGTGGAAGGAACGCAACGGCAAGCTGGCCACGGCGGAGCTGGACAGTTCAGCCTTCACCGGCCATCAGCTTGAGGTATTCACCAAGGCATTGGCAAAGTACCGGACCAGACCATAACACCATCTGCCAATCAGTTTAAAAGCCCCCTCATGCAGGGGGCTTTTTAATATATTCGATGTTGTGTACCTATTATGTACATAGGAGGTGCACAATAGGTACACAACCGGTAAAAACATATGCAATGTATATATGACGTATATACGAGAGATATACTTTTAATATAAAAAGCATATCCTTTTAATATTAAAATAATATCATTTTGGTGATGGTGAATTGCTTACATACCCCCATTTAAAAATTTCCACCCACGCCATTGGATGGGTTATTAAAATCCAAACCTCCTCCACCCTCCCATCTGGGGAGAACGTACACGAGAAGCGCGGCTTCACTGGCTTGTTAGGATGTTCACGACTAGGAGACTGTGGCTTGCCTATGGCAGTAATGCCGTCAGCAAACAAAAGCATTTGTTAATAAAATATTTTTCACGGGTGGTTGACCTAGATATTTCAAGCCGCCTAAGATGCGCCAACAGTTCAAGAGGAATGCAAAAATCCGTCACCTACGGAGGCCTGTTTTTTGCCTGTTGAAAATAAAGAATTTCGCGGCCCTGCCTAAAAACTCATGTCGGTGATAGGGTGCTTTTGGAATGATAATTAACGGTCTTGGGAGGCCACATGCGCGGAACGTTAGAAACCATGGAAAGAGAGATTGTTGAGCTAGACTATCTCGCTCGCAGATTGACGGAGACTGACTCACAGGAAGACCTGGGCATAGCTGAAAACCAGATCAGGCGAGCCTGCCGCCGCATGCTCAAAAAAGTCAGGTCAAAGATGAAAGGATCTGACGGAAAGTGAAGGATCGCAAAAAGGATCTGTTGTCACCCGCGCGGCCAGCGCTGGCGCGGGGAACCGTTTCCCGACCCCAGTCGTTCACCTGCATGATTTTCCACACATAAAGCGGGCAGGCGAGGCGGGGTCTTGCGGCGCGCTCTCGCTGCGCAGCAGGGTCCCAACCTCTCAGCAGGCCACACCAGCGAGCGCAGGGCGCGCGTGCTGGATCCGGCCTTGCGGCTGCGTGGGTTTGAGGGGCGATCGCACAGCGGGCCGCTGGTGCGCGTATACAAGGGGTGACTGCGGCAATGCCTGAACCTTGGCCGGTCAGGTGCTGCTTGGCCAGTGACAGGGCAAAAGAAAACCCCGCCTGATGGCGGGGTGGTCGGGATGGGTTGGCCGGGTCAGCGCAGTTGATCACTCTGGCTGGCCGGTTCGGTACCAGCTGCCAGCTTGTACGGATTGAACCGGATGATCTCTTCCCCAGCCCAGTCGTTCATCGCCAGTAAGCTGGCCTTGATACTGTCGATCTCGTTGACGTCGAACACCTGGGCGGCCTCCGTCACATTGCCAAACCCACCTGTGCTGTTCGGCATGACACCCATCAGCTGGGGCGGTACCCTATGGGTGGCCAGCTGGTCATCCCGGCTCACGTTCTTGATGCTGAGGAAGTCATCCTTCGCCGCCACCTCTGCCACCGGGATCAGCTTCACCCCGTCCTTGCTACCACCCGGGGTGTAGAGCAGCAGGTTACGGAAGTTGCCGGGCCCCTTGCTCTGACGCAGCGCCTCTTTAAGGTCCTTGATATCCTGCTCGTTCTGCGTTGGGTCGGTGATGTGCATGATGAAGCCGGCATGGCTGCCGTTCTCATAGTAGCGGCGGCGAAACAGGGTCGCCGATTCGTTGAGCAGAGTGGAGTTGAGCCCGCCGACATAGTCGGGGATGCCGTAGATCTCCTGGTTGATGTCGCTCTCCATCACATGGCCCACTCGCCCAGCGGGCAACACCTGTTCCTGCCCAGGCTGGGCAATCCACCAATAGGCATCCAGATCCAGCCCGCGCCGGGTGTACTTGGCGCGCAAATGGTCATAACGCAGCACCCCACCGATCCGGTTATGCACAGCCTGCAGGTAGCCGTTGCCGAAGATCAGGTAGTCCAGCGCCAGCCCGGTAAAGCCCGCCAGGCTCAGTTTCGGATGAGGGATAAAGCACGAGCGCAGGATGTTGCGCTTCACCTGGATGGCGGAGGCATGGTGCACCCCGGCCCGATAGACCCGTGATAGCCCGTTGAGAGAGAGCGGCGGCTCATACCAGCGGCCGTTGTGCATTGACTCCAGGTAATCGAATACCTCCCGCTGCGATAAAACCGGTACCGGCTCGCCAAAGGTGAATGCCTCCATTGATCTTCCGGGTTGTTGGGTTGCCATCACCGGTGGCGTGGGGGATGAAGAGGGTCGACGAGTGCGGCGTTTGCTCATTAGAAAAACTCCATAGAACTGGTATTGGCACCGTTGGCACCTGCCAGCGGCTCATGTAAAAGGGCCTGCATTGTTGCCCAGGCAATATCGGCGTGGCTGATCTCCTCGGATCGGCTGGCTTCAAAGGTCGGCATCTTGCCGCTAGCCGTTAACCCTCGACGGATACTCATAAACGCTTGGGCCAAGTCAGTAAAACCGCTGTCAAACTCCAGCCGCCCCTTGTTCATCACGTCCTGCGCCTTCATCACCATCTGCATTTTTACGTTAGCGCTGTACTGAATTGCCGTTACTGCTGGATAGAACTGCCGCACCAATTGCAAAACGCCCTCCCCGATACCCGTTGAGTCGATGCCGATATAGGTAACGTTGTAGCGATCGCACATGGCCCGGATGGCCTTAGCCTGCGCATCAAAGTCCATCCCGCTCCAGCGGTGGCGCTCCAGCACCCGGAACTTGCCACCGGGTACCGCCGGCGGGGCCAGCACGGCGCAGCCGGCGCTATCACCCTTACCGCCCTTGGCCGGGTCATAACCGATCCACACAGCGCGGTTGCCAAGTGGACGCAATGCGTGAGGTTTGTAGTCCTCCCACAACTCCCAGCTGTCGACCATACAGCGCTGCAGGGTAGCGAGCGGAAACACGCTGGCCGTGTCGTCCATGAATTCGCACATCAGCAGGTTGCGGTATTCATCCTCGGAATACTCACTGCGCAGCTGATCCAGGTCGAACAGGTCGCAGCCCCCGCTCACCGCATCCTCGACCGTGACTATCTGCCGCCACTGGCCATCGGCGCACAGCTTGCCACCGGCCAGATTGGCGTGGCTCAGGTCAATTTCAACCCGGTCAGCCTTGGCCTTGCCACGGTTGAAGTTGGCGCCAGACCAGAACGCATAGGCGGGATGGGATAGGCTGGATGGGGTGGAAATGTAGGTCTGGCGCCACTTCTTGTGCATCGCCATGCCGGAGGCCACCTTGCGGAACTCAAGGAAGCCATGGATCCAGAAGTACTCATCCATGTAGATGTTGCCGTGGTAGCTCTGGGCGGTGCGGGCGTTGGTACCGAGGAAGTAGAGGTGCGCCCCGTTCGGCAGCACCATGGGGTCGCCCTTCAGCTCAACCCCTTCATCCTTGGCAAACTGGATGATGTACTGCTTGAACACATGGGCCTGAGCCTTGCTGGCAGACAGGAAAATCTGGTTGCGCCCGGTGACCAGGGCATCGATGAAGGCCTCGAAGGCAAAGAAGTAGGTTGCCCCAATCTGGCGCGACTTGAGCAGGTCGCGGATCCGGTGCAGCTTGCCCGCCTCGTACCAGGTGCGTTGATAGCCAAACATGGTCGACTCGAACCGCTCGATCAGCCGCTCCTGCTGCTCTGGCTCCACCACATTGCGCTCGGGCGCCTTCTTTGGCCCCTTGTTGCGGTTCGCCACCTTGGGGTTGAGGTCAGCCTCGTTGCCGCCCTTGCTGTATTTGTTGACCCGGGCGATCCGCTCCAGCTGCCTGCCCAGCAGGTCAATCTCCTTGAAGTCGCCGCCGCTCTTCACCTCCTTGGCGATCAGCTGGCACATCCGCGCCTCGATGGCGAAGTCGACCCGGTCAATGGGTTTGATGTCATCCCAGCCGTCGCGCTTCTTCCAGGTCGAGACAGTCCCCTCCGGCGTCTGCAGCAATTCAGCAATGGCGCGGAGCGGATAGCCCTGGAAGAACAGGTGCATGGCCTGCCGTCTGGGTTCGATATGGGGGAAAAGTAAGGGTGCTGTCGTCATGGCGCCAGTCTACCCAGCAGCTACCGCTCCAAACTCCACCGCGCCAGTGTGCCAGCGCCGTACACACTGGCCGCCGATTGCACGATCCCGCCTGTCACCCAGACCATAACCGCGACATCACCACCCCATCACCAAAGGGATCCCAGCTCATGGCGAAGAAAGCAAAATTCAAGCGCGTCGCGGTGGCAGGCCAAACAACCGACGGCCGCACCATCGCGCCGGAATGGCTCACCCAGGCAGCCAAAAACTACAACCGCGAAAAGTACGGCGCCCGCGTCAACCTCGAACACTACCTCAGCCCGTTCCCTGATAGCGATTTTCGCGCCTATGGCGACGTGCTCTCCGTCTATGCCGAAGAGGTCGAGATCGACGGCGAAAAGAAAATGGCCCTGTTCGCCGATATCGACCCGACCGAAGACCTGATCAAACTCAACAAAGCCCGCCAGAAGGTTTACACCTCCGTCGAGCTGGATCTGGACTTTGCCGGTACCGGCGAGGCCTACCTGGTAGGTCTTGCAGTGACCAACACCCCCGCCAGCCTCGGTACCGAATACCTCCAGTTCTGCGCCGGTGCTGGTGACAAAAGTCCGCTGGCAGCACGCAAGCAAAAATCGACCAACCTGTTTACCTGCGCCATCGAAACCGAGGTCGAATTCACCGAAGAGGGCGACAAAGGCCCCGGCCTGCTGGAGCGGGTCACCGCGCTGTTCTCCTCCCACAAGAAGCAATCCACCGCCGATCTCAGCGACGTGCACCAGGCCGTCGAGACGGTGGCGAAAGAGGTCACCACCCTCGATGCCGGCATGCAGAAGAAGTTCACCGAGCAGGCCCAGACCATCACCGAGCTGACCAGCAAGCTGGACGCCACCGCCAAGGAGCTGGCCGACCTCACCGCCAAGCTGGAAGGCCAGGAAGATTTCAGCCACAAGCGCCAGCCAGCCACCGGTAGCGATGGCACCTCCATTCAAACTGACTGCTAAGGACCCCATCCATGCGTAACGAAACCCGCCAGAAGTTCAACGAGTTCACCGGCCAGGTGGCCAAACTCAACGCCATCACCAGCGCCATGGTGCAGTTCAACGTGCAGCCCAGCGTCCAGCAGACACTGGAAACCAAGATGCAGGAGTCGGTCGCCTTCCTTTCCATGATCAACATGGTGCCGGTGGATGAACTCAAGGGGCAGAAGGTCGGCATCGGCATCAGCAGCACCATCGCGGGCCGTACCAACACCGATAGCAAGGACCGCCAGCCCAACAACCCGGCCGCCCTGTATGACCACAACTACGAGTGCGCCCAGACCAACTACGACACCATGATCGGCTACGCCCAACTCGATTCGTGGGCCAAATTCCCCGACTTCCAGACCCGTATTCGCGATGCCATCATCACCCGCCAGGGGCTGGACCGGATCATGATCGGCTGGCACGGCACCAGCGCGGCTCCCGACACCGATCGCAATGCCAACCCCCTGCTGCAAGACGTCAACATCGGTTGGCTGCAGCACATCCGCACAGATGCACCGGCCCAAGTCATGAGCGAGGGCACAGAGGGAAGCGGCAAGATCTACGTGGATACCACCGACGGCGACTACAAGAACCTCGACGCCTTGGTGTTCGACGCCGTCAACGAGCTGATTAAACCCTGGTTCCAGGACGACACCGATCTGGTGGTGATCTGCGGTCGCAAGCTGCTGTCCGACAAGTATTTCCCCATCATCAACGACGCCAGCGACAACCAGAACAAGTTGGCAGGCCAGGTGCTGGTGAGCCAGAAGCAGATCGGCGGGCTCAAGGCTGTGCGCGTCCCCTTCTTCCCGGAAGACGCTCTGCTGATCACCAAATTCAGCAACCTCTCTATCTACTGGCAAGACGGAGCCCGCCGCCGCCATATCGAGGAAGAGCCCAAGCGCAACCGCATCGTCAACTACGAAAGCTCCAATGACGCCTACGTGGTCGAGGACTACGACTGCGCCGCCCTGGTCGAAAACATCGTCATGGGGCCGAACCCGGCCCCCGGCGCGTAAGGGGGTGGTATGACTCCCGCCCGTCGCCACCGCGAAAGAGCACTGGCCGCCCTGCAAGGGGCGGCCAGTCCCCAGTTCGACCAGGCCCGTGCCAACGCTTACGAACTCCAGCTGATGCAGTTGGCCGAACACCGCCGCACCCTCAAGAGCATCCAGAGCATCGAGCGCAAGATCGACGCCAAGCGCACCATGCTGCCGGTCTACAAGCCGTGGATTGACGGACTGCTTGCCGCTGATCGCGGCGGCCAGGATGACGTCCTGGTCACCATCATGCTCTGGACCCTCGACACCGGCGATCTGGAAGGTGCCCTACCCATGGCGTCCTACGTGCTCCGCCATGGGCTCAGTACCCCTGATCGCTACGAGCGCACGGCCGCCACCATGATCGCCGAAGAGGTCGCCGATACCGCCATCAAGCAACAAGAAGCCGGAGCGGGTCCATCCACGTCGTTGCTAGGCCAATACATGGCCCGGCTGCACGGCAGCGACATCTTCGACCAGGTGCGCGCCAAGCTGCACAAGGCAGTAGGGCGCGCCTGCCTCGCCGATGGGCGCAAGCAACTAGCCGCCGAGCACTACCGCCGTGCCATCGAGCTGCATGACAAGGTCGGCATCAAGAAAGAGCTCGAAGTACTCGAGCGCGAACTGAAAAAAGAACAGCAGCCCGACGCCACTGGCGGCGGCAGCTAACCGAGCGAACCCCGCACCCTGGGCGGCTCGGGCCTGACGAATGCCAGCGGCATACCAGACGGCCCGACCACCGCCCAACAAGCGGAAAAGGAGCACCATGAGCACCGGATTCATTGCCAATGCCACCACGCCCCCAGCCGAAGGGGAGATAGACTCCAGCCCCTTCTGGCCGGCGATCTCGCTGCCTGACCTTCGCGACACCGTCCGACTCGATGGCACCGTCACCACGGCCCGCCTCAAGCATGCCGTGATCGACGCCATCACCAGCGTCAACCGGGATCTGGCAGATTGGCGCAGCGCCCGTCAGGCAGAAGGCCACGCCACCCTGGCCGCCGTCCCGAGCGAGGTCATCAACAACGAATCGGTGCACCTGCACAGCTACCGGCGCGCTGTCTATGCCACGACCCGCGCCAACCTGCTGGAGCGTTATACCGACTACAGCGCCACCGGTGACGGCACCAAAGGGGCGGATGCCAAAGTCATCAGCTCCGATGACCTCTACCGGGATGCCCGCTTTGCCATCCGCGACATCCTCGGCACCACCCACAACACAGTGGAGCTGATCTGATGCAACTGCGCAGCCAGCAGGGCGACACCCTCGATCTCATCCTGTTCCGGCACTACGGCTACACCGCAGGCATCACCGAGCAAGTGCTCAACCTCAACCCCGGTTTGGCCGCGCTCGGCCCCATCCTCCCGACCGGAACCCTCATCACAATGCCAGCGGCCCCCACCCAGGCCGAGCAGCCGCTGATCCAGCTATGGAACTGACCATGAGCCGCCTCGACGACGAACTCGAACGACTGGCCGACATCAGCGAGCAGCAACTCGCTGCCCGCATCCACGCCGCTCGCATCAGTGGGACCGGCCCGCACTACTGCATCGACTGTGAAAACACCATCCCGCAGGCGCGCCGTGAAGCGATCCGGGGCTGCGAACGCTGCGCCGAGTGCCAGACCATCCACGAATTCCAAGAAGCCCGCCACTTCGGCGTCAGACGATAACCACAGGAGAGCACGATGCCAGAACCGATTTCATCCAGTGCAGCAACCAGCACCCTCACCGGTCTGGCGCTGTTGTCACTCTTCCCGGGCGTTGACCCCGGCGTCCTGCTCGGTGCATTCGCCGGGGCGCTGGTGTTCATCGCCACCACCGCCGAGCTCGGCAACCTGCGCAAGGCGTGCCTGTTCGTTGCCGCCTTCGTGGCGGGCGCGCTGGCGGCCCCGCTGGTTGCCGCCATGCTGGCCAGCGTGCTGCCGCTCAGTGTCGAAGTCCCCAGGGCCGTCGGTGCAATGCTGGCCTCGGCGCTGGCGGTCCACCTGTTGCAGTGGATCCTGCGCAAAACGCCGGAAGACCTGCTCAAACTCCGCAAAGGGGGCTGACATGAACCAACTGAAAAGACTCGCGATTTATCTGGTCGGGTTAGTCGAAGAACTCATCAAGGAATCCATCAAAACAGGTCTGATGATTGTTTTTGCCTGCCTGGGGTTCATGACCGTGGAGTTCTTCAGCCAAAAACCACTAGACCTTGTTGCAACATCAATAAATGTGGCTGCTGCCACCGTCCTGCTGGGGCTGCTGCTGGCAATCATCACCACCATTAAATGGGCGTGGCGCAAGCGCCAAGCCCTCAACGGGGGCTGACATGCTGACCATCCTCTACGCCATGATCTGCGCCGCCATCGCGCTGCGCATCGCCACCTTCAACCGCAACGGGGGCGACTATCGCCCCCTCCCTGCTGTGCTGGCCTGGCTGCTCACCTTCGCCGCCGGATCCGTGCCACTGCGTGCCCTGCTGGGGACACTGCCCGCTCCTGACCCGACCGCCGTCCTGCTGGCTGCCGTGGTGCTGACCGCCCTGATCGGCTCTCGCGGATCCGTCATGCGCCTACTGCCGCGCCGTCGTCAGCAACCGACCACCGCCAGCCACCTGAACGGGAGGTTTCAACCATGAGCCTGAAAAAAGGGGATACCGGCGCCGCCGTCGCCGATCTGCAGCGACGCCTCACCAAAGCCGGTTATCCGCTCGATCCGGATGGCTGGTTTGGCGATGCCACAGAGCAGGCCCTGCTCGCCTTCCAGCGGGACTACATGATCACCGCCATCGGCCAAGCAGGGCCGCGCACCATGGCCGCCCTGCTCGGCAGCGAGCGGGGCAACCAGCTGCGCATCGGCGGCATGCAGGCTGCCGCTGACCTGCTGGGCCTGCCGCTCGCCACCATGGCCACAGTCGCCCAGGTCGAGAGCATCGGCGAGGGGTTCACCACCGACATGCGTCCTGTGGTGCTGTTCGAGCGGCACGTGTTCTACAAGCAGCTCACCCAGCACCTGGGCAAGGCCACCACCGACCAGATGGCTGCCCGTTACCCCAACCTGGTCAACCCCAAGCGCGGCGGCTATGCCGGTGGGGCGGCCGAGTGGGGGCGGCTGCAACTCGCCATCAGCCTGCACCGAGAGGCGGCCATCGAGTCGGCCAGTTGGGGGATGTTCCAGATCATGGGCTTCCACTGGCAGGCGCTGGGCTTTGCCTCTGCCAGCGACTGGCAGGCCGCCATGCAGCGCAGCGAGGTCGACCACCTCACCGCCCTGTGCCGCTTCATCCAGCAAGATCCCGCCATGCACAAGGCCCTGCAGGGTCGCAAGTGGGCCGACTTTGCCCGCCGCTACAACGGCCCGGCCTACAAGGACAACGACTACGACACCAAGCTGGCCAAGGCATACGACCACTTTGCCAAGGTCTATCCGGTGAAGGAGGTGGCGGATGCACATTGAAATAACTGGCCGGATGACTGGGAAAACTGAAAGGCTGATGGCTACTGCAAATCAGTTGATGGCTCAGGGCAAGAGGGTGGTGATCGTCTGCTGCAATTCCCGCTTGATGATGGACTATCTGCAAAAGGGGTGCCCGGGTGCGTGGGTCAGCGGCGACAAATACCTGACGAAAAAAACGTGGTTTGAAGAACTCGACAACGACCCTGATGCGATCTGGATGTTTGACGAGTTCGACTGGTTCCAAAACCAGAGCGTTATCAAAATCCGCCCTAATGGGTATTACTACACCACCCCAAGACCGCCATTCAACCTGCTGAAGTCAACGGGGGACCGCCCCATTGCCAAGTTGATGCAGACGTATCAGACCCACGTCGACAACATCATCATCATGCCCTGTCACACTCTCCTGCGTGACGACTCGATACCGATGGATTTCTGGGGGGTTGATTGTGCTGACTAACCTGCTGCGCTCCCCCCTCACCTGGTTGCTGCTGGCGCTGGCTGTCGCCCTCGGCGGCTGGGGCTGGTCGGCCACCTCGGCGGCGACCGCCAAGGGTAAGGTCACCACCCTGCAAAGCGACCTCAAAGCCGCCAACGACAAGGCCGTCGAGGCCGAGCGGCGTGAGCAGCTCAAGGACGGGGCCATCAGCACCCTCAACCGTGAACTGGACACCCAGGCAGCCGCTGCCACCCAACTTCAGCGCCAGCTTGGCGATCTGACCATCACGGCCGCCACTCGCGCCGACACCATCAAGAGGCTCAAACGTGAAAATGCAGAACTTCAAGCCTGGGCTGATCGCCCTCTGCCTGATCCTGTTGTCAGGTTGCTCAAGCGCCCCGCCTTCACCGGCGCCGCAGACTATCAGGCTTTCCTGTCAGGGCCTGACCCCTTGCCGGCTACCACCGGCCGGCCCAGCCAATAACGGCGACCTGCTCGACCAACTGACCCAGGCCGAGGCCGCCTGGGCCATCTGCGCCGCCCAGGTTGATAGCCTCATCACCTGCCAGCAACGCCACCAGAACGAGAGGGAGCATGGAAAAACCAAAACAGATCCGTGAGGTGCTGCAGCAGTGCGTCCCGCTGCTGCGCCAGAACCCGGATCACATGATGATATTCGTCGACAAGGGCAAGCTGGTTGCCACCGGCGCCGCCAGCCTGTCGTTTGAATACCAGTACGAACTGACCATCATCGTGGCCGACTTTGCCCAGAACGTGAACACCGTCATGGTGCCGTTGCTGGCATGGATCAGGCAGTACCAGCCAGAACTGATGATGAACAGCGACAAGCGCGAAAACGCCATGCGGTTCGAAGTCGAGATCCAGAACAACGAAACCTGCGACATCGAAATCAAATTGCCGCTGACCGAGCGGGTCAAGGTTTGGAAGGATGAGCAGGGCCTGCACTTCGAACACCTGCCAGAACCGCCAGAAGACCCCTACGACGGCATCACCTGGGAACTGTTTATCAACGGGGAATATCAGCCATGGCCGCCGATCTCGACCGACTGACCCACTTTGCCGCCAGGGTAGAGTTGATCCGGGCCAACCTGTCACAACGGGAACTGGCCCGCTTTGCCGACCAGATGGCAAAAGAGATGCGCGAGAGCAACGCCCAGCGCATCAAGGCCAACGTCACCCCGGAAGGTGACCAGATGGACCCGCGCAAGCCGCAGCGTGGCAACCGCGAAATCAAATTCATCTACACCACCAGTGACAACGAGGTCCGCCACCTGAAAAGCTGGCGCGGGACCCGCAGCTACATCATCGGCTTTGACATCATGCGGGGCGGGATCCGCACCTTCAAACGCTCCCGCATCAAACGCTTTATCAAGGTCGATGCCAGCAAGGGCGACGCCACCAACAAGAGCAAGATCAAGCGCAAAATGTTCTCCCGCCTGATCAAGTCGAAATGGCTCAAAGCCAAGGGCTACAACGATCGCGCCGAGGTCTACTTTGCCAGCACCGCCGAAAAGGTGGCCCATATCCACCACTACGGCCTGAAAGACAAAGGCAGCAAGGGGCAAGACATCCAGTACCCAGAACGGCCCCTGCTGGGCATGGATGCCAAAGACATCGACAAGGTCGAAGACCTGCTGCTCGCCCAACTCACCAAAGGACTGTAACCACCGCCGCCAGTGTGCCAGCGCCGTACACACTGGCCGCCGCTCGCCTTGCCCGCCATTGCCCAAAACAATGGCCCCATGCAACCGACCCCGACTGAACTCCAACGCCTGATAGACAACCTGATCCGCATCGGCACCGTCACCGCCGTGCGATCAGGGGAATGTCGCGTCAAGACCGGCGACCTCATCACCAACTGGCGACCCTACGCAACAGCACGGGCCGGGAAGAACCGCACCCGCCATCGCCTCTCCATTGGCGAGCAGGTGCTGTTGCTCTCGGTCAGCGGCGACCTGCGAAATGCCTACATCGTCGGCCCCATCCACTGCGACGCCTTCCCCGAACCGCTGGCGAACGATGACAACCCGGACCTCGACCGCACTGAATACAGCGATGGCGCCGTCATCGAGTACAACCCGGCCACCGGGGCGCTCAATGCCAGCGGCATCAAGAGCGCCACCCTCTCGGCCTCCGTCACCGTCAAACTCATCACCCCCATGGTGGAATGCACCCAGGCCCTCAAGGTCGGTTCGACTATCGAGGCGGGCGGCAAGATCACCGCACTCAGCGCCAAGATTGGCGGCATCGAGGTGACTACCCACAAGCACGGCAACGTCAGCACCGGCAGCGGCACCTCCGGGGGCCCGCAATGAACTGGCTCGGCATGAATGCCGGCAATGGCCGCGCCCTCAGCGCCACCGACCACATCATCCAGTCGGTGCGCGACATCCTCATCACCCCGGTGGGATCCAGGGTCATGCGCCGCGACTACGGCAGCGAGCTGTTTTACCTCATCGACCAGCCCCAGCATCAGGCCACCCGCCTGCGCCTGATGGCCGCCACCGTGCAGGCCCTTATCAACTGGGAACCGCGCATCACCATCACCCGGGTCGATGTGCTGGGCGGCGGCATGGATGGCGCCCTCACCGTCGAACTCACCTGGCAGCGCAAGGACGGCGGTGCGCCGGAGTCTGCCTCTATCACCATCCCCACAGGAGCCGCCACTTGAGCAACGTGGATTTGACCCAGCTCCCGCCGCCATCGGTGGTGGAGCCCCTCGACTTTGAGACCATCCTGGCCGAGCGCAAGGCCACCCTGGTGAGCTACTACCCGGCAGACCAGCAAGCCGCCATCGCCGCCACGCTGGAACTCGAATCCGAGCCGCTCAACAAGCTGCTGCAAGAGAACGCCTATCGGGAGGTGGTGCTGCGGGCCCGCATCAACGATGCCACCAAGCAGACCCTGCTCGCCTTTGCCAGCGGCACCACCCTCGACCACCTGGTCGCCGAGTACAACATCGCCCGCCTGCTGGTCACCCCGGGGGATCCGGCGGCCAATCCGCCTGTCGAGCCTGTCTATGAGTCGGATGATCGTCTGCGCCTGCGCGGCCAGATGGCCTTTGAGGGGCTGACCACCGCCGGGCCAGTCAATGCCTACAAGTTTCACGCCCTGTCAGCCAGTGCCGAGGTGGCGGATGTAGCCGTCGACAGCCCCTCGCCGGGTACCGTGCGGGTGACCCTGCTCTCCCCTGCCGGCCAACCCAGTGCCGACACACTCAATCGGGTCAGCCAGGCGCTTTCGGCCGATGATGTGCGCCCCCTGTGCGATCTGGTGTCCGTCGAGCCAGCCCAGATCAAGACCTATGCCGTCGATGCCACCCTCAACGCCGTCGGCCTTGGCAAAGAGCAAGCCATTGCGGCGGCCACCGCCGCCATGAACCAAACCGCCGTAGCTTATTACCGGGTCGGGGCCACCGTCCCGCTCTCGGCCATCTATGCCTCCCTGCACCAGCCGGGTATCGACAGCGTCACCCTGCGCGCACCGCTGGCAGATGTCACCTGCACGGCGCAGCAGGCCGCCAAGCTCACCACCCTCCACCTCGATTAAGGACCAGACCATGGCAAACGCCCTCTATGACAAAGGCCGCGAGAAGTTTCTCACCGGCGCCATCAACGCCAGTGCCGACACCCTCAAGTGCGCGCTGATCAAAGACACCTACGCCCCCACCCTGGGCAGCGACGAGTTTTTCAGCACGCTCTCGTCCCACGTGGTCGGCACCCCGCAGACCCTGACCAGCAAGACGGTCACCGGCGGCGTGCTGGACGCCGCCGACGTCACCTTCAGCGCCGTGCCCACGGCGGCGGTGAAGTATTGCGCCATCTACAAAGACACCGGCAGCGCCGCGACCAGCCCGCTGATCGCCCTGTTCGACACGGCGGCGGGTCTGCCGGTCAGCACCAACGGCGGCGACATCATCATCGCCTGGGACAACGGCGCCAATAAGATCTTCAAACTCTGATGGCAACCCTCTATCCCGTCTGGCGCGGGTCACTGACCTATCACGACGGCACCCTGTCATTCGACGGGGCGGCGATCTACCGGGGCACCCTGCCGGGTGACGATGACCCCGCGCCGGTCGCCATTGCCGGGGTTAGTATCGGCCTGTCACCGGGCGGGATAGCGGCAGGGCCAATCGGCAGCATGGCGGCATTACAGCGCGCCAGACCCGCCGGGGTCAGTCAGTTCGCAGCAGGCACGGGCAAGCTGACCCACCGCACCGCACCCGGCGCCATCGAGGCGGGTACCTATGGAGCCCCGGATACCACAGCCAGGGCAAACGTGGCGACCCTGGGCGACCTGCTCGCCATGGGAGCCACCGAGATGTCCACCCAGATCACCTTGGCGGGGCTCAGTGCAGGTGCGCTGGGCATCGCCACGCTCAGGGCCAGGCTTGCGGCTGGCAGCATGCAGCCAGACGCCATTGAGGCGCCGACCATTGGGCAACGCATCGCTCCTGCCGGCTTCGATCTTGGCGCCCTTGGCAGCCACCGCTCCAGAGTGCGCCAGCTCGTCGGCGCCCTGTCTGATGGTCAGAGTGGTGCCCCAAGGCTCAATACTCGACTGGCCCAGGCCGCGACCCCGTTCACGGGCGCAGTGGGGAGCCCCGTCGCCAAGTACGCGCGGATCCTCTATCCGCTGGCCCCGGCGGTACCGCTCCCCGGTCTGCCCGCCATCAGCGCCGCACTGGTCCCGGCCCCGCTGCAGCCTTCGGCACTCTCGCCGATTGCCAGCTCCGCGCGCCTGACCACTCGGGGCTTTGATGGCTGTACGTTCGGCGCGGCCAAGGTGCATCGCTTGCCCCTGCCATTGCCGACCACCCGGGATCTGCTGCCGCCCTCTGCCACCCGGCTCGAGCACCTTGCAGCGGCCACCCTGGCCAGCACAGTGACACCGGAGGTGATCACCACCACCCGCTTTGCTGACACATGCCCCGCCCCGCTGCTGCCCTGGCTCGCCTGGGCAAGGTCGGTGGATTGGTGGGAGCTGGCCGAGTCAGAAGACCAGCAGCGAGCCCTCATCCGCGCCTCGTTCCGCCTGCATCAGCGCAAGGGCACCCCCTGGGCCATCAAGGAGGCGCTGGCCGTGCTGGGCTTTGGCGACAGCACCATCATCGAGCGCGCCACGGGCCGCCGCTATGACGGCACGCTCGCTTACAACGGCAACGAACCCCACGGGGATCCGTCTCAGTGGGCCGTCTATCGCGTCATCCTCGCCCGCCCGGTCACCACCGTGCAGGCCAACCGCATCCGGCGCCTGCTGGCAGAGATGGCCCCAGCCCGCTGCCATCTGGCGGCCCTCGATTACACCCAGGCGCCCCTGACCTACAACGGCGCCGCAACCTACAACGGCAACTACAACCACGGAGCCTCCTGATATGGCGAATTTACAAGAGGTGGTGAGCTGGGACGCAGGCGTCTATCAGCTCGAAACCAGCGACCCGGTGCTCGGCGGCCCGGGGGGTACTTCCAACAAGCAGGCCCAGGCGCTGGCGAACCGCACCGCCTACCTGAAAAAGCACATGGATGACCTGGAAGGCGGCACCACCGCTGCGGGCAAGGCCAACAAGCTCACCACGGCGCGCACCATCGCCGTGGCCGGGGATGTGACCGGTCAGGCCTCGTTCGATGGCAGCGGCAACATCTCCATCACCGCCACCTATAAAAACTCGGGGGTCGTGGCGGGGACCTATCGCTCCGTCACCGTCGATGCCAAGGGCAACGTCACCGCCGGCAGCAACCCCACCACCTTGTCGGGCTATGGCATCACCGATGCCGTACCCAGCAGCCAGAAGGGGGCCGCCAACGGGGTCGCCACCCTGGACAGTGGCGGCAAGGTGCCCGTCGCCCAGATCCCGGCCACCGCCATCACCGACACTTTTGTCGTCGGTACCCAGGCCGCCATGCTGGCCCTGACCGCAGAAATCGGCGATGTCGCGATACGCACCGACCTGAACAGAAGCTTCATCCTGCGGGTGGCGGGCGCCTCTACCCTGGCCAACTGGCAAGAGCTGCTCACCCCCACCGACGCAGTGCAGTCAGTCGATGGTATGACCGGGGTTGTGGTCATCGCCACCGCCAGCGAAGGGGTGAAAGGCAAGGCGCAGATCGCCACCCAGGCCGAGGTCGACGCGGGGACCGATGACAGCAAGTTTGTGACGGCCAAAAAGTTGATGGCTGCGTTGACCAAAGACATCGCGGCGAATGGCTATCCGGCGGGCGCCCCGATCCCCTGGCCGCTTGAAACACCGCCTGACGGCTATTTGATGATGACGGGTCAATCGTTCAGTGCGGCGACTTACCCCAAGCTGGCGCTCGCATACCCGGCGCTGGTTTTGCCAGATATGCGGGCGGAGTTTATCCGGGGCTGGGATGCAGGAAGGGGAGTTGATGTCGGCCGTGGTGTCAATACATGGCAGGTTGACGACAACAGGGCTCATAACCACCAGATGAAAGGCTTGCCGAATAACGGCGGTGGTGTCGTTGCTGGCGTCTATCAGGCTACCCGAGTTTATTCGCACAGCGGGGCAGGAGGAACGGCAGAATACTTGTCAGTTCATTACCCTGAGGCATCTGGCGGTAGCGAGGCTCGCCCTCGTAACCGTTCATTCAACTACATCGTGAGGGCAGCATAATGAACGAACCGATCGTCGTATGGGGAGAAGATGGGTTTGCTTCATCTTCCGGTTGGGCCACGGTATTTGCCGCCAACCCGATTACTGGTGAATACCTGTCGCAACAGCAGGTCTGGGTATCCGTGGGAACGGGTCTCCCTGCTGGTGCCTATCTGGATGAACCGGATCAAACCGCACCAGGGAAAGCCATTGTTCGTAGCCAGACAGGCTGGGAGTCCGTCGATGATTTTCGCGGTCAGACGGCATACGACAAGCGCACACGCCAACCTGTCGTTATCAAGGAGCTCGGTGAACTGCCGCTGGCCCTCACTCTCACCCCTCCGTCATCCCCATTCGACGTGTGGGATGCGGACCTGCTGCGTTGGGTGAAAGACATGGCGCAGGAGGATGCCGTGCAGGCACAGCAAGCGCAGCAGCAACGTCAGTCCTTGATGAGCGAAGCAAGCCAGGAGATCGCCGTGCTCACCGACGCACTGGATCCCAATGTCATCAGCGAACCGTCAGCCGATGACCAGGTGAAACTCATCGCCTGGAAGGCCTACCGCGTCGCACTTTCCAAGGTCGACCAGCAGGCGGGCTATCCCCATACCATCACCTGGCCGCCGCGCCCGGGCGACCCCGCCACCGAATAACCCTTGAGTCCGACCACCACCCCGCCCTGTGCGGGGTGTTTCGTGACTGCCGTCATCCGCCACCTTGTCACCGCTTCGCCAGTGTGTGCGGCCCTCACACACTGGCTGCCGCTCGCCTGACATCCCCTACCCCTGCATTCTGACCCTGCTCGCATCACATGCATTACCTACGCACAGAATGCTCCGTCCGGACAACAGGAGAACCTATGGCACTGGACCAATTTCACCACGGCGTGCGCGTCGTGGAAGTCAACGAGGGCACGCGCACCATCCGCACCGTCGCCACGGCGGTGATCGGCATCATCTGCACCGGCAGTGATGCGGATGCCGCTTACTTCCCCCTCAACAAACCCGTGCTGATTGCCAACCTGCCGGCGGCCATCGCCAAGGCGGGCAGCACCGGCAACCTCAAACGCTCGCTGCAAACCATCTATGACACCGTCAACACCATCGTCATCGCCGTGCGCGTGGCCGATGGCGCCGACGCCGCCGAGCTGACCAGCAACATCATCGGCACCATCCTGCCGGATGGCAGCTATACCGGCCTCAAGGCGCTGGAGCGGGCCGCCCCGGTCACGGGCGTCAAGCCGCGCATCCTCTGCGTGCCGGACAATTGCACCCTCCCCATCGCCACCGCCCTGGCGGGAGCAGCCAAAAAGCTGCGCGCCTTCGCCTATGTGCCGACCATCGCCGACACCGTCGAGGCAGCGCTCGCCTACCGCGAGAACTTCTCCAGCCGCGAACTGATGCCGATCCACGGCGACTGGACCGCCTGGGACACCGCCGCCAATGCCAGCATCAAGCTCGATGCCTGCCTCAAGGCGGCCGCCATGCGGGCATTCATCGACAAGGAGATCGGCTGGCACAAGACCCTGTCGAACGTCGGCGTGACCGGGGTCGACGGCATGACCAAGGCCCTGTTCTGGGATCTGCAAGACCCCGATACCGAGGTCGGACTGCTCAACGCCAACGAAATCACCGCCCTCATCCGGGCCGATGGTTTCCGTTACTGGGGTAACCGCACCTGTTCCGATGACCCGCTGTTCGCCTTCGAGAACTACACCCGCACCGCTCAGATCCTGGCCGACACCATGGCCGAGGCGCACATGTGGGCCAACGACAAGCCGCTCACCCCCACCCTGGTGAAAGACATCATCGAGGGCATCAAGGCCAAGGGCCGCGAACTGGTGGCGGGCGGTTACCTGCTCGGCTTTGACTGCTGGTACAACGAGGAGCTCAACGACAAAGACACCCTCAAGGCTGGCAAGCTGCGCATCGATTACAACTACACCCCGGTGCCGCCGCTCGAAGACCTCGGCTTCATCCAGCGCATCACCGACACCTACCTCATCGACTTCGGCGCCCGCGTCGCGGCCACCGCATAAGGAGCCACCATGGCACTGCCACGCAAACTCAAGCACCTCAACCTGTTTCTCGATGGTGGCAACTGGATAGGCGTCGCCGAAGACTACACCCCGGCCAAGCTGGGCCAGAAATTCGAAGCCTATCGCGGCGGCGGCATGATAGGTGCGGTCAATATCCACATGGGGCTGGAAGATGGAGCCCTCGACACCTCCTTCACCTTCGGTGGCGTAGAGGCCGAGCTCGTCAAGCGCATGGGGCTCGCCAAGATTGACGGCGTGGCCTTGCGCTTTGCCGGTTCTTTCCAGCGTGACGACACCGGCGAAATCGTCTCGGTCGAAATCGTCCAGCGCGGCCGCTTCAAAGAGAACGACCGGGGCACCTTCAAGAGCGGCGACAACACCCAGAGCAAAGTCAGCATGGTCAACACCTACTACAAGGAGACCATGAACGGCGTCGTCCTGTGCGAAATCGACCTGCTCAACATGATCTGGATCGTCGACGGCGTCGACCGCATGGCCGAGCACCGCAAAGCCATCGGCCTCTAACCCACCCAACAACCAAACGGGCGGCCCTTATCCAAACAGAAAGTGCCGCCCTCACCACATCACCAGGACGCAACACCATGGAACACAAGACAGTGACTCTCGACCAAGCCATCCAACGCGGCGACACCACCATCACCGAGGTCCAACTGCGCAAGCCCAAGGCGGGCGAAATGCGCGGACTCAACATGGCCGATGTGCTGCAGATGGACGTCAACGCCCTCACCAAGCTGCTGCCCCGCATCACCACCCCGATCCTGACCGAGCTCGAAATTGGCAACATGGACCCGGCTGACCTGCTGCAACTGGGTAGCGAGGTGGCCAGTTTTTTGATGCCGAAGAAAATGGGCTACCTGGCTGCGTAGATGACCTGATGGCCGACATCGCCATCATCGCCCACTGGCCGCCCTCCGAGATGGCGGCCATGGAGATCAGCGAGCTGATGGGCTGGCACCAACGCCTCGTTGAAACCCACAACCGCATCAACGGGGCAGACGAACAATGAACCCTCTCAAACTGCAAATCCTCCTCGGGGCGGTCGACAAGCTCACCGCCCCCCTCAAGGCCGCCAGCGGCCAGAGCAGAACCACGGCCAAAGACCTCGCCGAGACGAAAAAGCGCATCAAGGAGCTCGAGACCCAGAGTGGCCAGATTGACGGCTATCGCACCCTGGGAAGCCAAATTGGCGCTACCCGCGCCCAGCTCACAGCAGCCCAGCGCGATGCCCAGCAGATGGCCCAGCAACTTGCCCGGGTCGAGCAACCGACCAAGGCCATGACCCGCGCCATGGAGCAGGCCAAACAGAAGGTACGCGACCTCTCCCAGCAAGAGCGGGAAATGGTCGCCCGTCACGGCAGCCTGAAACGGGCCCTGGGCGAGGCAGGTATCAACACCAAGCAGCTCGGCGAACACCAGCGCCGCCTCAAGACCGATCTGGCTTCCGCCAATACCCAGCTCGACCAGCAGCGCGCCAAGCTGGGCCAACTGGCCGACCAGCAAAAGCGCCTCAACCAGGTCAAGGCCAGCTATGACAAGACCATGTCGATGCGCGGCACCATAGCGGGCTATGGCGCCGCAGGCATGGCAACCGGTGCTGCGGCCATCTACAAGGGCACCAACATCGCCAGCAAGGCCATGGGCTTTGATGTCGACATGTCCAAGGTGCAGGCGATCACCAGGCTGGACAAAGGCAGCAGCGAACTGGCCGCCTTGCGGGCTCAGGCCCGGGAGCTCGGCGCCAATACCGCCTTCACGGCGGGCGAAGCGGCACAGGGCCAGGGCTTCCTCGCCATGGCTGGCTTTACACCCAAGGCGATCCGTGACGCCATGCCTGGGGTGCTCGACATCGCCAAGGCCGGGGGCGTCGAAATTGCCGCCGCAGCGGATATCGGCTCCAACATCCTGACCGGCTTCAAGCTGCCGGCAAACCAGATGACCCGACTCGGGGATGTGATGGTCGGCACCTTCACCCGCGCCAACGTCGACTTGCAGATGCTGGGGGAAACCATGAAGTACGTGGGCCCGGTAGCGGCGGGCCTTGGCGTGGACCTTGAAACCGCCTCTGCCATGGCGGGTAAGCTGGGGGATGCCGGTATCCAGGGAAGCATGGGCGGTACCGCCATGCGAGCCATTCTAGGCCGCCTCGCGGCGCCCCCCAAGGCCGCGCACGACGCGCTCGCCGCCCTGAACGTCAAGACCGCCGATGCCGCCGGTAACCTGCGCGCCCTGCCCGATATTCTCGACGAGCTCTACAAGAAGACCAGCAAGATGGGGGACACCACCCGATCGGGCTACTTCAAGGCCATCGCCGGTGAGGAAGCCTTCGCCGCCCTGGCCGTACTGACCGAACAGGCGGGATCCGGCAAGCTGCAGGAGCTCATCGCCACCTTGAAGCAATCCCAGGGCGAGGCGGGCAAGGTCGCCAAGGTCATGGCTGATAACGCCATCGGTGATCTGGATAACCTCACCTCCGCGTGGGATGACGTGGGCATCCAGATGATGGAGACCGAGAACGGCCCGATGCGCGGGATCATCCAGCGTGTCACCGAGATTATCCAGGTCACCGGCAACTGGATGCGGGCCAACCCTGAACTCACGTCCACCCTGACCCGCATCGCGGCCGTGACAGCCGTGGCCGCCGCCGCTGGCGGTTCACTGCTACTGGTCGTGGCTGGCCTGCTGGGCCCGCTGGCGGCCATCAAAATGGGGATGTCGATGCTGCTGGTCTATGGAAGCCCCTTGCTGACCTTCATCAAGGCACTGACCATGGGCATGGTCAGGCTCGGCATTGCCATGCTCACCAACCCCATTGGCTGGTTCATCATGGGCATTGTGGCCATCGCCGCCGGGGCTTACCTGCTCTACAAGAACTGGGATGGTGTCGCCGCATGGTTCAGTGGACTGTGGGCGCAGTGCCAGGCCCCTGCGCTCGCCTTCTGGGAGCTCCTGAAAGAACTCTTCTCATGGACCCCCATCGGCATGCTGACTATGCACTGGGGCGAGATCTGGGCCTTCTTCGATACCTTACCAGCGGGGGCAGCCAACAAGGGCAAAGCCATCGTCGACGGTCTGATTGGTGGCATCACTGCGAAGTGGGAGAGCCTGAAAGCCAAGATAAAAGCCCTGACCGACCTGCTGCCGGACTGGATGAAAGGGGATGGCTCGGTCACGGCCAACGTCAACCCGTCAGGCTACCTCACCGGAAACTACAACACTGCCGCCATGGCCGGGGGATCCGGCTATGGTCCGCGCATCGTTGAAAAACCACACATAAAGCCAAAAGCCAGCACAACCATCAACAGTCAGCCGTTCTACAACCTCACCGTTAACGCAGCTCCAGGGATGGATGAATCGCGAGTAGCCTCGATAGCCTTAGACAAGATCAGAGAGCAAGAGCGTGCGAACAAAACGCTTGGGCGTGCTGGTTACAGCGATCGCAACTAAGGAGCAACAGCCATGATGATGACCCTGGGCTGGTTCGTGTTTATGCGCTCGACCCTCGCCCCCCTCTCACAACAAGACGAACGGGCATGGCGCCATCCGGGCAATAACCGGATCGGTGCTCGCCCGGCATACCAGTACCTCGGCCCCGATGATGAAACCACCACCCTAAGCGGGGTGCTGCTGCCCGAAGTGACCGGCGGCCCCGTCTCCCTCGACTTGCTCAACAATATGGCTGACAGCGGTCAGGCTTTCCCCCTGATCCAGGGGGATGGCGTCATGCGTGGGTCATTCGTGATCGAGGGCATCAGCACCACCCGCAGCGAGTTTTTCAGCGATGGCACCGCCCGCAAAATCGAGTTCACCATCAAGCTCAAGCGGGTCGATGACAACGACAGCTCCCTTGTCCAAACCCTGCTGGGCCGCACCGCGGGCAACCTCTTTGGCCGCCTGGACCTGGGCAAGCTGGTCGGCAGTATCGGCAACAAGCTCGGGGGGCTTCTCTGATGGGGGCTTTCGACCAGTTCGGCACGCGATTGGCCGAAAACTTGGGGCTGACCAATCCGCTCGACGCCTTGCGCCAAGGCCATCCGGTACCGACTTACCAGGTACTGCTCGACGGTAAAGACATCTCGGCCGCCATCAGGCCGCGCCTGATGTCGATGACCATCACCGACAACCGGGGCTTCACCGCCGACACCATCGAGATCACCCTCGATGACAGCGACGGCCAGCTCGATATGCCACGCCGGGGCACCACTTTGCGCGCCCTCATTGGCTGGCAAGGCCAGGCCCTGATCGACAAGGGCACCTACAAGATCGACGAGGTGGAGCACGGCGGGGCCCAGGATGTGCTCACCATACGGGGCAAGTCAGCCGACCTGCGCGGCGGCATGAACAAGCTGCGTGAGCAAAGTTGGCACCAGACCACCGTCAGCGGCATCGTCAGCCAGGTCGCAGCCCGCTACCAGCTCACTCCCTGCGTGGGTGACTCACTCAAGGGCCAGCAGATCGACCACATCGACCAGGCCAACGAGAGCGATCTCGCCTTCCTCACCCGCCTGGCTGGTCAGTGCGATGGCATCGCCACCGTCAAGAATGGCCGCCTGCTGTTTATCAAAGCTGGCCAGGGCACTACCGCGAGTGGCCAGCCCCTGCCAGCCATCACCATCACCCGTAGGGATGGCGATCAGCATCGCTTTTCGGTTGCCGACCGAGATGCCTACACCGGCGTGACCGCCTATTGGCAAGACAACAAGGAGGCGGAAAAGAAGCGAGTCGAGGTGAAGCGCAAGAAGAAGAGCAAGCCATCGCCGGAACGGCCCTTGCCACCGGGGGTCATGGTGAACAAGCAAGAGAACGAGCTGCTGGTCGGTAGCAGCGAGAACGTCAAAGAGTTGCGGCATGTCTATGCCAGCCAGGCAAATGCCATGCGGGCAGCCCGGGCTGAATGGGAGAAGTTGCAACGCGGCGTGGCCGACTTCCAGATCACCCTGGCGATGGGGCGCCCTGAACTCTACCCGGAGCAACCCACCACCGTCAGAGGGTTCAAGCCCCAGATTGACGAGGCCGACTGGCTGCTCACCCAGGTAGTGCACGACCTCACCAACCAGGGCTACACCAACCGCATCCAACTCGAAGTGAAGCTCGAAGAACTCCCAGAATGAGAAAGGCGGCAGAGCCTAAGCCCTGCCGCCATTTCATCGCCACCATAAAAACAATGAACACTAACGCCTTGATTTTAATGAACTAAATTAACGCAATTTAGTCGAGATGGTTGTAGTTAAGGTGTGACATCCGATGGGGTTCCCGCGCCAGGCGGGCTCCGGTAGCAGCTGAGTTCAACCGCCAGAATGTCATACATGTCGCTGATCGAGTCAACCTTGTTCGCGTCGAACTGTGCCTGCAGATGGGCCTTGAGACGACCGGCATCCGGCATTCGCTCGGTACAATAGCGCTTGTTGGACAGCTTGACTCGCTCGCCGGCACGACTGCTCAGTGCCCGTTCGGCGAAGGTCTCTCCGAACCGGGCTTTTACCTGTGAGTCCCCCAGCATGAGTGCGCTGTCGACCACCCCGTTGAGATAGGCAGAACAACTTGCCGAGGTGGCATCCCGCTGACAATCGGCCAGACTATCTGCCCAGAGTGCAGGGCTCGCCAGCATGACTAACCATCCTAGTTTTCTCATAACCCCTCCGTACTTTGATTCGCCTCCCGATTGGGCAGCGATAGCCGCAGGGCGATGTAACCGATCACGGCCGCGAGTGTGGAACCTGCCAGGATCCCGAGGCGCGAGTAGCTGCCGTAGTCCAGTCCGCCATGCTCGAATGCCAGCGATGCGATAAACATCGACATGGTGAAGCCGATGCCACACAGAATGCTGACGGCAAAGATCTGTCTGAAGTTCACTCCTTGCGGCAGTTGGGCAATGCCTGATTTCACTGCCAGCCAGCTGATGGTGAAAATCCCGAGCGGCTTGCCGACGAAGAGCCCCAGGATGATCCCCATGGGGAGCGGATTGAGCAGAGCCGAGAAGTAGATCCCCTCCAGCGATACCCCGGCGTTGGCGAAAGCGAACAGTGGCAGGATCAGGAAGGCGCTCCAGGGGTGCAGCACATGCTCCAGATGCTTGAGTGGCGATGCGTAACGCTTGCCGTTGAGGGGGATCATGAAGCCCACGATGACACCCGCCAGGGTCGCATGGACACCGGACTTGAGCACGGCAACCCAGAGCACCAGACCGACCAGCATATAGAGTCCAATCCTGTCCTCACCACGGCGATTCATCCAGAGCAAGGCCAGGGTGGCCACCACACCTATCGCCAGCGCAGTCAGCGACAGTTGCTGGGTGTAGAAGAGGGCAATGATGATGATGACCCCCAGATCGTCCATGATAGCCAGCGCCAGCAAGAAGACCTTGAGGCTGGTCGGTACCCGCTTGCCCAGCAGCGCCATGACCCCGAGAGCGAAGGCGATGTCGGTGGCGGCCGGAATCGCCCAGCCAGCACGGGTAGCCTCGTCTCCGTAGTTGAAGAAGCTATAGATGAGGGCCGGTGCCAACATCCCCCCCACGGCAGCAATGGCCGGGAAGGTTGCCTGCACCCGGGAGGAAAGCGCTCCCTCCAGCATCTCTCGCTTCACCTCGAGACCCACCAGCAGGAAGAAGATCGCCATGAAGCCATCATTGATCCAGAGCAGCAGCGGCTTGTTGATGTCGAGGGCCGCGATGCGAACCTGCACCTCGGTATTGAGGAAGCTCTGATAGTGTTGCGCCAGCGCCGAATTGGCCAGGCCGATGGCAAGCAGGGCGGCCAGGATCAGAATGATCCCGGAAGCGGACTCCAGTTTGAGAAAACGCTTGAATACATCGCTCATATCTAACTACCCATAAAATTGCATCTTTTCAGTCTAGGGCTCGAGTAGCTCAATGAAAAATCGTTTCTTACGGCTGATAACAACGAAAAAACCGAAAGCAAAACGAATAATGCCTGCTATAAGCAGGTTATCTCCCCTTTTCAGGAGCCGCCTCCCAGCCCGAAAATTGCATATTAATTCACAAAAATGCAAAAAGGCGCCCGCAGGCGCCTCTAATAGCTGAGTGTAGATTCATCGTCACCTGAGAGACGGGGCTCGCCCCGTACTCATAACCTACTCAAATGGCGACAGGCGCCTTGATCCCTGGATGGGGATCATAGCCCTGGATCTCGAAATCCTCGAATCTGTAATTGAAGATGCAGTCAGGTTTGCGCTTGATCACCAGTTGCGGCAAAGGGCGCGGCTCGCGGGTCAGTTGCAGTGCCGTCTGCTCCATGTGGTTGGAGTAGAGGTGCACGTCGCCGCCGGTCCAGACAAAGTCGCCCACTTCCAGCTCGCACTGCTGCGCCATCATATGGGTCAGCAACGCATAGCTGGCAATGTTGAACGGCAGACCAAGGAAGACATCACAACTGCGCTGGTAGAGCTGGCAGGAGAGCTTGCCATCCGCCACATAGAACTGGAAGAAGGCGTGGCAGGGTGCCAACGCCATTTTGTCGAGCTCGCCCACGTTCCAGGCGGAGACGATGATGCGGCGGGAATCCGGGTTGTGCTGGATGTCGTCCACCGCCTTCTGGATCTGGTCGATGACAGACCCATCGGCCGCCGGCCAGGAGCGCCACTGGGCACCATAGACAGGCCCCAGATCACCGTGCTCGTCGGCCCACTCGTCCCAGATGCTGACACCGTGCTCTTTCAGATAGGCGGTGTTGGTATCGCCGTTGAGGAACCAGAGCAGCTCGTGAATGATGGAGCGCAGGTGGCACTTCTTGGTGGTCACCAGCGGGAATCCTTCCGCCAGATTGAAGCGCATCTGATGACCGAACAGGGAGACGGTCCCGGTGCCGGTGCGATCGGATTTGACGGTCCCTTCATCCAGAATTTTCTGCATCAGATCGAGATAGGCACGCAT